TAAAATCGCCAACAATCCTGAAGCACAAGCTCAATATTTTGATAACTATGTTAATGGTTTAAGCAACAATTCGAAACTAGGAGAACTTAGCAGACAATCTAAAGAAATGAACGACTTTAGGCGGTTAAGTCAAGGTGCAGACAATAGTGGTAGTGCTGGATTGTTAGATAGTTCAAATCCTAAACACATTGAACAATTTAAGATTATCAAAAATACTAACCCTGCACCTGATGATTATCATACTTGGATTCGAAGTGCAGATGATATATACGATTTTGAAGATACTTTAAAACAGGATGATTGGGCTGAGTATTGGCAAGACGGAATAAATCCTGATTATACAGGGGATATGATAAATAAAGCATTAAAAGATAAGAAAATTACTGTTTTTAGTAGTTACCCTATTGCTACAGGTGAATTTGTAACACCATCTCGACTAGAAGCATTATCTTATTCAGGCAACGGTAAAGTATATTCTAAAGAAGTACCTTTGTCTGATGTTGCTTGGATAGACCCTACACAAGGACAATATGCACCATCTAAATTGTCAAATTTATACGATAAAATTGTTAGCGAACCGTTGAAATATACAGGAGGAAAATTTAAATATGACGATTTCAAATATAAGCAAAATGAATTACCAAGAAGCAATAAAAATCGTTAGTTTGTAGAAACAATTAAAGATGAGGACATACCAACCGAATTAAAGAAAATTTTAAAACAAGAAGAAAAGAAAAATACAATTTCATATGCAACAAAAGACGGTTATATTTATTCAAGTAAGTACAATGGAGAATATACAAGAGGAGCTGTTGAAAATGCCATTTACAAATATAATGAAAAATACAATGATAAAGTGGTTAAAGATTATGTAAATTCTGATTTAGTTCAAAATTTTCACAAGAATAAAAATTTACAGTTTAACACAGAAACAGAAGCTCCAATTATAAGCGAAAAACAGTTTTATAAATCCCCGACTCATAATGGTCGTCAAAGTAGTGCGTACTCTGTTGTGTTAGATAAAAATGGGAATGTCTATTATAAAAGAACAAGTAATCATTGGGGGGATTTTTTTACTAACACATATGATACAGATATTTTAAGAGCTAACAAACAAGCTTTTGAGGCTTTTAAAAAGGCTAATCCTAACTTGACAGAAAACGACTTTTTACAAAGTTTAGGGTATGATACATCTGATATTTATGGTCGTATTGACATTAATAAGCATTCGTGGGATTTACTAGGTGGAGATGTAAATAAAAAAACCTCACAAACTGGCTATATTAAAATCGGGAATATTAACAAAAACATTTCGAAGAGGGATTAGATATTGCCCGATTTTACAGTTGCTATGCTGGTTTTATGGAAATAGAAAACCTTATTAGGCTTAGGAATTATATTGTAACCACCGAAGGAAGTTTATTATTAGACTTCCTGTCGGATTACATCACTGAAAACTCTTGCAAAGCACGTGAAGCAAGCGAAATTAAGGGTATGTGCGAATTATTGCACCAAATAAAGACTATCCCTAGTAAGGTTGAACAATTAAGGAGAAAGTAAACCAATGGCAGAAGAAACAACAATTTCAACACCCGTTGATAGCAGTGCCGTAGATACTTCTTCAAACGTTGAACCTGAAGCAACCACAACAGAAGTTGCGACAGACACTTCAACAGAAGAACCTACAACCGCAGAAACAACGGCTGAAACAGAAACGCAAACAGCAGACACTCAACCTGAAACACTGTACGCGGGGAAGTACAAAAGTATTGAGGAATTAGAAAAAGGCTACAAAGAAGCTGAAAAATCCTTTACAAGGGCTAATGAGTTAGAGAAAAAGTACAATGAGCTTATACAAAAGCAACAAACAGAAGCTCAACAAGTGCAAGCTCAAAAACTCCAACAAGCACAGGCAAGAGGATTTAACAGTGTAGAGCAACAAGAAATTCACGACAAGGTACAACTAGCAGAGTTTGAATATTATGCAAATAATATCCAACAAGTACCACCTGAATATTCAGAAAATGCACGTCAAGCCTTACTCAATTATTACAACACTGCAAATACTGCTTATTTAGAGGAAGCTAAGAGATATTTTTCAAGCAACTTTATCGAAAATGTAGCAGTAGCAAAACAAAACCTAACTAATCAACTAAACAGAGAGCTTTCGAATAAACGTTATCAACAGAGCGACAAGCAAGCCCAAGAATTAGCAACGGTTTTAAAGGCTGATTATGCCGACTTTTTAGCAGATGTGAACACTAACGAAGGGAAATCACAAGCACTAAAGGCTTTCTGTGATGTCGGTTCTATCAACTCAAAAGAAGATATGCAGATTTTTCAGGATATTTACTCAAAGATTGCAAACTATGAAAGAACGCAAGCAATCAAAGAGTATGAAGCTCAAAAAGCCATTGATAAAACAAAGCAAGCAAGTCAAATAAGCACAAATCCTTCCGATTTCGTGCTTGGAGATACTGTGCCAACGTATGCAGAAATTGCAAAAATGACACAAAAACAATTTGATGAGGCTTGCAGAAAATTCGGTGAAGACAAAATTATTTTAGCAAAATAGGAGAATTGAATTATGGCAATGACATCAAACGTATTTAAACCCGAGCTATGGTCTAAGTTATTACTTAGAGATATTATGGATGGCGGTGTAATGTTAGATTGTGTGAACCGCAACTATGAAGGCGAAATCAAATCACAAGGTGATACAGTTCACATTCAAAAAGTAGGCGATATTAAAGTTAATACCCACGATGAGAACACTGATATGACTTATCAAGACATCGCTGGCACAACTATTCCTTTGGTTATCGACCAAGCAAAAGATTTCGCTTTCTTAGTGTCTGATATAGACAAAGTTCAATCAAATGTAGAGCTTATGAAACAATACACTAACAAAGCAAAGAAAAATATCGTTCTTGTAAAAGACGCTTATTTGCACGCTTTGGGTGTTGCTGGTGTTGACTCTAAAAACCAAATGGGTACTGTAGCTATTACAGCTTCCAACGTTTACGGCACATTAGTAGATATGTTTACTAAACTTGCAGAAGCTAATGCTATTGACGCAGACGGAAAAGGCGAAGACGGTAAAGCACCATTCTTGGTAGTTCCTCCAGCAGTTTTAGCAGTTATCAAAAAATCTGAAGAAGCTAAACACGCAACAACATTAGGCGACCAAACTATTCGTAAAGGTGCTATTATGAACTATGCTGGTTTTGATATTAAACAATCAACCAACGTTAAAGACGATAGCGGATTTAAAATTCTTGCTGGTACTACAGAAGGTATCACTTATGCAGAACAAATCACTAAAGTTGAAAGTCTTAAAGACGTTGCACGCTTTGGCGATTATGTTAGAGGATTGTACTTGTACGGTGCTAAAGTTGCTCAACCAACTTGCTTGGCTTCCGCTACATTTACAGTTGCTTAATTGTAGAACAAAGGGTATGGGTGAAAGCTCATGCCCTTTTTGTACTTTTGTACAATAAAAAGAAAAGAGGTTTTTTATTATGGCAACAGCAAAAAAAACAAACAAAATTGAAACAAAGGTTACAGAGGTTAAAACTCCAACTACAGAAGATAAAATCCTTGGTAATCCTATTGTTGAAAAAGTTAAAACCATCAAACATTATGAAGATGAAACAGTAAAATACAAAATCACCAATTTACAGGTAGCTAACAAACCTATTGTAGTTACTGGTGATGTTGTTGAAGCATTTATAGGTTGTAAGAATTTAGAAGCCCGTAAGGCTTTAAGAGAGGGTGCTACTAAAGTTATTACACGTGATTTAAACGGTGCAGATATGTACAAGATTGAGGTTAGGAAATAATGACTATTACGGCTCAAAGATTATTAACAGAATTAGGCAAGAGAGCTTGGAGCGGTTTTAATGCTGATGATATGGAGTTTGATAACGAAGATAGTTTACAAGCTCAAACAGAGCTTAATTTCGCTGTCAGATACCTTATAAACTTGCAAGACTTCCCGTTTCGTAGCAAAGAATGGGAGCTT